GCAATGGTAGACCTTACCAACCGAAGCGTCGTCTCCTCTGGTAAATTGCTTCTTGCAGCAACCGACACAGACACTCTTGCTCTTGTCAACGACCATCTCGATGTCGGGCCACAAGACTTCACAGATGGATACCTCATTGCAGTTGAACAAATGTATCTCGGTGTGGACCAACAACAATCCTCCGTAACTCAAATCTCAATTGTCCTGGAGTGTACTGTTGAAACCATGACTCAAGCAGCAGCAATGGCACTCGCACTTTCGCAACAGTGAGGCGATTAACATAGCCTCCAGAGAAGAACAACTGGCCCAAGCGGAATTGCTCCGTATGATTGCCGACCAACTTGTACGTGGAGCCGCCGCTCGTGCTGGTCTCCCTCCGGGTGTCGCTGCTGTCGCTCCTACGGTTGTAAGAGGCATTTCCGAGTTCATCGGTGAACAAGCGGGTATCATCGGGAACACTTCTCCTGGTGCTTCTCCAAAACGCCGTGTGTCTGCTGCACGCCGTAGAGGCAATAAGAACATGTCCAAGGCCCTCAAAACGGCCAATGCGAAGTACCGCAAGAAGAACGGAGACCTTCGTTCCGGTAGAACACAGGCCGACATTATGCGATATGCACACAAACTACGGAGGAAAATGTAATGCGACGCACTGGCAAAACCCGTACTCTAAGGGGTACAGTATCATTTCCTGCCCGGGCTTCTTCTGGAGCACCTGCAAACAGTGCAAAAAGACTGTTGATTCTTGACGACGGCCGTATCAATGTCGGATACAAAATCATCGACTTTCATATCTACAACTCCAGGATGGCGAGTGAAACAGGTTCGGAATGTTTCCCCGTTCAAGCTCATTTGGCATTGAGCATTGAACCGAATGCAAATGAGCTCCCAAAAGCATCGGATAACCGTGAAATCGCATGGGCTGCATATCAAACGAACACTCAATCCGGCATTACATCGTACGCGCTTACCGACCCCGACCATATTGTTGTCAGAGATTTGCAAATTGTATTCCCCCAGGTGAAGAATACAAACAATGTTGATGAAGTCAATTACTACATCCTCATGGAGGAGTACGAAATCACCGATACTGAGGCAATCATTTCTATCATCAAAGAAGAATCTCAGGATGTCGACAATTGATTTTCCGGAATCCAACAAGAGCTGAGAAAAAATTTTGATTGAAACCGGGAATGATCATTCCGGATTGCTACACAATCGATGGTATATTTGGTGTATTACGGCTCGTTCTTCAAATGTCATTTGATTTTGATTCACGGACTTCAATGCCAGGTTAATTATCTCCAGGAGAGACAGGTCATCGATGACTGAAACCTCTTCGATTTTCAAGTGAATGGCGTGTTCAATCCATGCCGAACGGCGATGAGTCCAGGAGTCGATGGTTTCAACGGTAGATTGTTTCAAGGAAACTGAAGTTTGAACTTTCTTTTGATGCTGAGGAACTTTTTTTCGACCCATTTCAGTCACCTTTGTAGAAGTCTACGGGACCAGGGATTTTGACCGGGGTAGAAGTCCACCCACATTTAGGACAAATCGACTGGACATATCGACAATTCATTCGTTTCGGATACATTGTTCGGCATTGTGATGAGCATTTGAAGCACTTCATGGTCAACCCAGTCGGCTCTAGGATATAATTGTTTGACAATTAAACCTATGATTTGGTTGATTGAGGCCATAGGTGGGGTACTCCGTACCTACTTACCCCCTATTCCGGCATAGGTCAATTATTGCAAGAATCACATCATAATTATAATCCATCTACTATCATGATAGGTTTATGGCAAGAACTGACAGTTTCTTCATACGAGCATCGACATCGACCGACACAACCAACTTTGCTCAAAACGCAATTGACCTTGGAGCATATGTTGATGCCCTGGGCAAATCTGTTCTACGCATCCACAACATTTCAGTTCAATATGGCTCCCCAATGGAGGTCATTGGCGTTCCTGCTGCGGGTAACACAGGAGCAGTTGCGTTTCAATTGACTACACAGTCACAATCGGCAATGGTAGACCTTACCAACCGAAGCGTCGTCTCCTCTGGTAAATTGCTTCTTGCAGCAACCGACACAGACACTCTTGCTCTTGTCAACGACCATCTC